CTTACATATTGTCCGGGACCGCCTATAGCAGTTTTAATTTTTGGATACTGATTTTTAACTTCCTTAATAGCGTGATCGATATTTTCAGGAACATCAGTAGCAGCGTGTCTCATTAACAAATTACTGTCATAATTTGTCCACATTGTGCTACTTACGCCTACTAATAATGTATCCTTGTCTATAAACAGTTTGGTATATTCTAGTAGATCATTAGGACTAAAAAGATGCGTAAATTCTATAACTTGACAGGTATATCCGTGATCTTCTATCCATCTTGCTAGAGTATAACACGCGATAGGGCGCCATATAAATGGTCTATGACCTATTTGACTGTAAAGAATAACATTGGCCATTAGATACTAAAATTCTCTTGAATAATTAAATTCCAATATTTTTCTCTTGCTGCGATAGCATCAAGTGCTGCTTGTGTAGCTTCATTAGCTCTATCGATGTCATTTGCGCAAAGTTCTTCCAGTAGTTTTCTAGAGGCTGGTCCATGTTCGTTACTATCAATTTCAACATGTCTTGCTAGATACCACTTGAAGATATCAGAAGAAATTTCTGCTGCTGTAAGTTGATTTAATACTGCGCTGAATTGATCAGGTAAAAGATCTTCTCTACCTAATGCTAGAGCACTACAAATAATCCAAGGCTTGTCTGTGTCAATAAATTTTTTTGTTTGTGTCATAAAAAATTTTGCTGGTTTAGGTACATTAGCATGTTGTAAAGCAGCTTCCCATCCAATGTCATTTACCAACTGCGGCCATGAGCGTATCCAAGCAGTGTCAACACCTATCTGATCCATGGCTTCTATGTAAGATTCGAAGTGACTCAAATGACCTTTATTGTCAAATGTTATATCACTTTCTTCTCCTAACACTATTTCGTTAATCCATCTACGTGATGATGCTGAATACTTAGGAATCCATGGACTACCGCTAGGTGCTAGATGTTTTTGTAATGCTTTAGTAAGACACATAAAATCCCAAACAGCATAGACATGGTTAATCATGAAAACTTGTAAGTCTTCAACACAACCAATGCTTTGTCTAGCTGTTAAAGGATGTTGGCGCAATCTCCATTGCGCCTCTTCGATTCTTTTCCAATCCATAATTATTAAGTAGAGTGCGAACACTCTACTTATATCTAATTACTTCTGACGGTTACGAATCATAGCAAGAATGTCTTCTGCTTTACTGCTTCCTGTAGAAGTGCTTTCTTGTTTTGTTGGAGTAGCAGCTGGTGCTTTAGCTGTGGCTGGTTCGTCATCAAAACTATCTTCCTCAGATGCCTTAGCAGTAGTCTTGGCAGTATTAGGATCGCCAGTAACTTGATTCATACCAGCTGGTTTAAAGTATTGTCCCCAACGATCCATATCAAATGGTTCGCCATCTACACTAGCTTCAAACATTTCTTTGATAACCTTGATTTCTACATCGCTAGGTTTCTTTGGCAAGTAATCTTTTAGATCAAAAAGACCATGTGCTTCAAGAGCAGCAGCTTCTTTATCATCTAATGGACGACTACGACGACTCCACTTACTAGTGCTGTAGTCAGCATATCCACCTTTGCTAGTTTTGATCAGTTTGAAATCTACGCCATTTACCGCATCAGTTGGTAGATCATCCATTTCTGGATCTAGTAAAGCAGCACGAATTAGTTGGAAAATTTGTGGACCAATTATAAATCTACGTATTGGGTTTTCAGGACTATCGGATTCTTTAAGTCCATCTTCTACAACAAAACCTTGGAAGATGTAACTACGTTTTTTCCAATATTTACGACCTTGATCTTCTAGACTTGGATCTTTGAACCATCCTCTTACTTCACTAAGGATAGGACAAGTTTCTCCATACATTTCCATACATGGAACATTTACTGTGACCTGCTTGCTTTCTGTTTGACCTTTTACACCTGCGAAAGGTAGTTTGATCATTGAACGCTCTACCCAGAAAAATGTATTGTCTTTATTACCATCTGGAAGGAAACGTACTGTGGATTCGGAACCTTCTTTTAAGTTCCAGAACGGATAAATTGAATTGTCTCCGCCTTTTGATTCGCCGCTGCTGCGGGTTTCTTGTTCTTTTAATTTTGCTCGAATTTCAGCTAAAGTTGCCATGATTATCTCCTATTGTTAGCCTATATTTGCCTTTAGTTTGTTCTAGTACCCACTAAAACAAAAAACGCATACGTTGTATTATATGCGTTTTTATTTAGTCTTGCAAGAGAAATAACAATATTTTTTTGACTTATTTTGCCATTTATCGTAAACCAGCAATTCTTAACATAGATTCCAATTCAGAACTTTCTGGCACTGCTGCTTGCGGTTTCTTTTGAATACCCATTCCCATTTTAGGTTGTGCTGCTTGTCCTTGTCCTCTAGCTTGTTGATAACCTACTTTAGCGGCATCGACTGCGTCACTGGCGCCTTGAGCAATATCTGAACCAAATTGACTAGCTTTTTGTGATATTTTATTGCCTAAATTTTTATAACCTTGAATTTTTTTGTCAGCTAATTTAGCTGCGCTGCCGGCGAATTCGCCTGCCTTACCAGCAGCATAATTTACCATGTCACCAAATCCTTCTTCCTGGGGTGTCGAGATCCCAGACAACTCTTGAATACGTTTCATTTCAGCTTGATTCATTAATTCGTTCATTACTTGTTTGGCTTTGCCTAATGCTTCTTCGCCAAATTTCTTTTCGACACTGATTAGCACACCAGTTGGTCCTTTTGGCGTGTTGCCGTCTTCATCAAACATACTACGTACAAATTCGACTACTTCGTCTCCGCTATCTTTATAACCAGATTGGTCAAAGAACTCATTAATATCTAACCCGGCACGTTGTATAGCATCTGCTAGACTAACTTCTTTGCCAAACAATGTAAATTTATCTTCTGCTGTCATGCCGGCTGCTTTGGCTTTTTCAATTACACGCTTTATGTTTTCAGCCATTGCTACTCCAGGACTCATTGGCATGCTGGGTGGCGCTGCTGCGGCATCCGGTGCTGGTGCTGGTGCTGCTGGAGCAGGCTCAGGTTCAGCCGCTGGAGTAGGTTCAGGTTGTGTCTGATCTCCTTCAGCAAAATTAACTTTACTTAATACGTCTGTTCCGTTTTCTTCATCTTTAATTTTAATGTAGTCTTTTAAAATTGGTCTAACATCACTTTCTGGGCTTACGTCAGCTAGCTCTTTAAAAATATCAAACAGTTCGTCGTCGTCGATGATATCTTTAAGACTACCAGTAGCATTGCTTCCGTCTGGGCCTACTGGCAATTCTTGACTTACTAATTCGTTGAGTTTTTGAATTGCTTGGCTTTGTTGATCTTCATCGTCACTAAAAATGTCTGCTGCTTCGCCTACTAATCGATTGAGATAGCCTTCAAAGTCCACTAATTCTTCGATTTCGTCTTGTATCTGCTCGGTAGTATCAGTTATTTCTACACCGCCAATGTCTTCTGGGTTTACAACTTTAATTGGTAGATTATCTTCTCCTACCAGTTTATAGATATATGGGAATACATTCTTTAATTCTTCGTTAAATGTTTTAATAGTTAAACGATCTACCCAGTCGTTGATAATATCTTCAGGAATCTCGTCTGTTGCCTTGCCGGTAAAAGATTCAGCAAACTGTTCGTAGTAAGCACTTTTTTGTAAACTGTGAATCTCTTTTTTTACTTCTTGAATTCTGTCCAGTACTTTTGTATTGATGTCACTCATTGCTTCGCTAACCATAGGGTTGCGTTCTACGTAACCTTTAAACATTTTCAGTTTACTCATTTCTTCACTAAGACCAATAATATGAGTACCAATGTCGTCGTAGCTGGTTCCGCCATGAGCTACGTGTTGAGCAAGTGCTCTAGCTCCGTTCAAATGTCTATACGGATAACGGAAACGCTCACCTTGATCGTTTTCAATAAAAATGCTTTCAATGTGCATGGTTCTGCCAGCAGCTAGATTAAGATTTACAGGCTGTGTATGCTTAATAATAATTTTTGTTTCGCCTAAATCCTGATAGCTGGTCTTACTGCTACCCCATAACTTACTTTCGGTCATTTGCGTTTCTCCATCTCTTTTTTCTAGCTGGTTTAAATTTATATCTCTAATTTGGTACTGAAGCATTTTTTGTTTTGCGAATTCTCTAAGTTCTCTAGTAAAATTAAACCAAAGCTTTCTAACATTATCAGGCTGTTTTGAGATAATGTCGTTGCTAAAAATCACAACCATTCCATCGTCGTCACTGATGTTGATTTCTATACTACCCAAGTCTAGCTGTTTTTTCTTGAAGTCAAACTTAAAAGCCCTGGCAAGTTCGGGTTCGTCTGTAGGATCACCGTTTTCGTCCTGTAATTCAATACTAGGAAACTGTGTCCTGATTTTAGCAAATAATTCGTCGGCAACTAAACTTAGATTCATATCCATAATGATATTTAGCCTATACTAGAGGAAATGAAAATAGGCATTGGCAGCTCGTAATCTTCATCAGACATGCTTTCATTACTGCTGAAATTATCAAAGACTCTGCTATCCCAGTCAGAAAGTACCTGGCTCATTCTTATAATCAGCAAGCAAGCACTTACTAAATCGTCCTGCTCACCTTCTTTGGCTTTAAAAGTAATACCTTTAGCAATAAAAGCTTTCAGTTCTGAAATCAGGACCTTACTGTTAATAGTCATTTTGCCAGATTCTATAAGATACTTTAGTCGTGCGCTGGCAGTTATCTTAGTATTGTGTGTAGTATTGAATCCTTTACGGAACTTGCGTACATGTCCTTTACGTATTGGTTCACTAACAAACAATCCAGGAAAGTTTTCTTCGCCAATATCTCTTATACAAACTAGTGCTGCTTCGCCTACTGTGTTATTTTCCACACTCCAGTAGATATTTCTACTATTTTCTTCGCCTATCTCGTCCTGAATATACTTTAAAATTTCTTTTAAGATTCTAACTTGTCCTTGGATAGGAGTAAGATTATGCTGCCACTCTGCTACTTGTACAAAGTTAGGCAGTTCAAATACCTGTATACCAGCACTATTACCACCTGTACCTAAACTAGGATCTAATGCTATAGCATAAAGATTATCTGCTGTGGGTTTTTTATACCAGCGAGTTTGTCCCATATTCAGTATTGGGGTTTTTCCTTCTAATCCTGCTAGACAGATACTTGTTATAAGTGTTTCGTCATATACTAAGAATTCACAGTTATATTCACGACGAAAACGTTCTTCGCCAATACGACTACGCTCCGTTATCGACCATGCCTCGTCTCTGTCTGGATGTTCACTCCATTTACAAGTGAAAGGAAAAAATCCGTTAACACCTACTTCTTGCTCATTACCATATTCGTCAAATTTTTTGTTAGCTTCTTTCCAGATAGTAGCAAAGGTATCTTCATCGCTGTTAGGAGTGCTGGTAATAATTGCTTTACCACCAGTTGCCAAGGTTGGCGAAATACTAGTCCAAAATTCATCTGCTATATTAGGCGGTACAAAAGCAAACTCGTCACAGTAAAGCAGCGAGATACTCATACCACGACCTGTATTGCTAGTGGTTGTAGTAGAAATAATTCTGCTACCATTGTCAAATTCTATACTGCCTTTGTTATAATTAATTACGCCACATCTAATATGATCTGGGCAAAGCTCATATGCGTATCTCACACGCTGCATAATTTCTTGTGAACCTGTGTACTTGTGCGCTGAAATAAGTATAGTTTGATCAGGGTGGAACATAGCATACCAAAGCAGATAGCCAGCAGCACAAGTAGTTTTGCCCATTTGTCTAGGCAGCATGTTTATATTAAATCTATGTCCGTGATACGCATCTAATAGTCTTGTCTGATAGGTAAACGGTTCAAATAACATTTTGCCTTTGACAGGGTGTTGTATATAGAAAAAGTTTTCACAGAAGAAATGATAGCCAGCGTCATTGTCTGCGCAGGATAATAGGTCCTGTATCTGTAACTCAGTAAATGTTTCTTTGGTATGTGCCTTTTTAGTTAAGACACCATCTAAACTTTTGTTTGCCATACTATTATTTACAATAAAAAACCGGGCATAAAGCCCGGTTTGAGTGCCTGTCTACACTTTTACTTCTCTCTTACTTCTTTATATAGTCTATCTAATCTTGCTACAATGCTTTCTAGAGCCATAGGATTGTCTCCTCCTGCTACAGCAGGGTAGGATCCTTTAGGACTATGTAAATCGTCACCGGTGTCCTGTGGAAAAGCACCTTGTGTTTTAGTCATTGGTTCTGGACTATTAGCAAACTCATCGCCTAATACCGGATCTTTTTTCATAATCAATGAAGGCTGACCTATTTTCATATCTAGTCCATCATCGTGATCATGATGATCATCAGCACCTTGTTCAATGTTACGTAAAATATCCATTAGATCACGGATGCCGCCGCTACCAGAGCCAGTCATATTAATGTTCATACTGACATTATCTTGCTGCTTGGACATCGCCATAGGACTAGACATTCCCATTGGACCCATGCCGCATTCGTCAACTTCTTGTTGTACTTCCATAGCCAGTTGATCTAAACTTTCTTTAGCTTCGTCGTCTTTACCCATAGCCTGTTTAATAGCTTTGTCACGACTGCCCATATATTCGTCTTTACCAGATTCAACTTCGCCGTCACCGTCATAATCTTTAGCAGCTTTATCTGATTCCTGAACAGGTTGATCTAATTCGGCCATACGTGCCATTAATTCTTTAAAATTCATATTATTTTCCTTTTCTTGGATCTGGATTACCTGATAAGCCTTTTAAAACGCTTTTAGCTGGGCCGATCTTTTCTGCTGCTGTAGCTTTTTCTTTAGGTGCTGATTTAGCTAGAATTTTTTCGTTTACACCTTTGTACTGTGTAGGTTGATATTCTTTGCTGTTCTTAGACAGTTCTTTTAAGAAGCTAGAGATATGTTTATCGCCATACAAATTTTGATTATTTTCTTTAGGATAATCTTGTGTTAGTAACGATCCCTTATCTCCGTCAATAAGATTCTGCGCATTTAATTCTGCTTCTTCCTCTTCTTTAAGACTGCGTACACGAATACAGCAAAGATCTACGCCAGTCTGTTCAGCTACATATGATGTAAGAACTTGACTGGTGGTTGGATAATCTAAATCAACGTCAAACACAGTAACTTCCATATTTTCAAGTGTAGGAAAATCCACTAATTTTGCTTGGATAGGCGTAGTTTTGCCTTTGTTAAAAGAAGCTACTTGATATTTTTGAAGTGCTACTTTTGCAGCGTCTTCAAAATGTTCAGGTAGTTTTCCTGCTACTTTAATTTTAAAGGAGTATTTTTTCTCTTCTATACTTTCTGTAAGGTAATCTTTAAATGATTTCATAGTAAATCCCGATACTATATTTATTTCATATTCTTAAGTTTTTCGATTAGGCTGTTACGATCAGTTATAATTACGCCAGCAGCGGTAATGTCCGCACTGTCGTCTGATCTTGAATCCTGATCCAATTTTTGTTTTTTTAGCTGTAATTCTACCATTTTTAGCTTTTTATCTATCTTAGCTGCTTTGGCATCAATAGCATTTTTAAGCATGGTT